CGACTTCAAGCTGATCGAAGCGCGTCAGCCGCCGCTCAAGGACCAGTACGACGAGTGGCTGGCGCGCATCATCTGCTACGCCTTCTCGGTGCCCGTCTCGCCGTTCGTCAGCCAGGTCAACCGCGCGACCGGCGAGACCATGCGTCAGCAGGCGACGCAGGAGGGGCTCGTTCCGCTGAAGGCGTGGGTGAAGAACGCGCTCGACCATGTGATCCAGGAATGCATGAACGAGCCGGATCTCGAGTTCGTGTGGGTCGGCGACGATGCGGTCGATCCGCTTGAGCAGGCGCAGACGCTGCAGATCCTGGTCGGCGCGGGCATCAAGACGCGCGAGGAGGCAAGGGCGGATCTGGGGCTCGCGCCGGAGGCTGGGCCGCCGGTCGCATCATGACGAGCGCGGCCGGTTCGCGACGGCGGATGGCGCGGTCGCGACTGTAGGCAGCCCCGCGCGCAGGCCGCAGCCAACACCAAACAGAGCGAGGGCGCATACGGGGGAACAACGTGTCGCTCAGATCGTCGAGCCCGAACCCCCGCCCCCTCCTCCCGAGCCGCCTGAAGCGCCACGCTCGGAAACCGCACCCGTCGTGTCGCCTAGGACAGTAGCCGACGCAGTTCTACGCAATGGGAAACTACCTGGGACGGCCGAACAGGATTCGACGGTGCGCACAATGCCAGCGTCCAACAATCCGACTGCTACGGCCAAGGACTACGCTACAGGGCTATACGACGGGCAGATCCCAAAGTCCCAGAAACCACTTGGAGATGGGGGTTTTATCGCAGAACTCTCGGACGGATCTTTCGTAACATTCCGGCCGGCCGGACAAGCCAGTGACAAGACGGAGCCAACGACAGCGACGGTTGATATCAACGACACAAAAATTAAGCAGCTGAATGGCGGCAGGGTGCTAAAATTAAAATTCCCCAAGAAGTGAGGGTGGTCATGCGCATGCCAAAAGACGTAGCACTTTGGCTACAAGAGACACTCCTCGAATATGACGGATGGCAGTGGGGATTGGTGAGTTTTGCAAATGGCGAGATTGGATACATCCCTTCGGATTCTGAGGCTCAATGGCAGTTCGGGATCGACATGATTTATCGAACCTTGATTTCTGACCTCCTCAGCGTCGACGTTTATATGGAGTGTCACGATCGAGCGTCCTTGTTAAACGCCATTAGGACCGTGAGCCCGTTCATAGATTCCGGCGGTTTTTTGTGGAACGGGACACAAGTCTCGGGAACCAAGCGTTTGAGCGGACTTGTGGAGGAGCATTTCCCGCCGCCCGACCAGCGCAAAGACGCGTTGAACCCCGCGTTCATCGAGGCCGTGGAGCAAATCTTCGCCGAAAATGGCGTCCCCTGGTCGGACAAGCCCCTGCTGCCGATCATGCCAAACCCGGCCAGCTCGGAAGCTTCTGCTTCAAGCTGATCGAGGCCCGCCAGCCGCCCTTGAAGGACAGTCATGACGAGTGGCTGGCGCGCATCATCTGCTACGCCTTCTCGGTCCCCGTCTCGCCCTTCGTGAGCCAGGTGAACCGGGCGACCGGCGAGACCATGCGCCAGCAGGCGACGCAGGAAGGCCTCGTGCCGCTCAAGGCGTGGGTCAAGAACGCGCTCGACCATGTGATCCAGGAATGCATGAACGAGCCCGGGCTCGAGTTCGTATGGGTCGGCGACGACGCGATCGATCCACTGGAGCAGGCGCAGACGCTGCAGATCCTGGTCGGCGCCGGCATCAAGACGCACGAGGAGGCAAGGGCGGATTTGGGGCTGGCGCCGACGGCTGGCCTTCCCGACGCCGTCACGTCCGCAGATGCACGGCCCGCTGCGAGCGGCGACCCAAGCGTTTCGCGAGCCTAGAACAAAAAGAGAACATTTTCTTGACCGCTTACGCCGGTCGTGGCATAGTTATCTACAGTGGGAGAAGTGGCGGAGGCGATCAGCCATCCCCTTCTCTGCCCTCTCAGAAATTTCATCCGTTGCGCCCCCATCCCCCGGGCGTGATTTCGCTTGCTTCCTCTGGAGCCTGCATGTCCGCCATCGACTTGTTCCTGCCGCTCGCCAAGGTCGATCTCGATCAGCGCCTCGTGACCGGCGTTGCGACAGCCGAGACGCCCGATCGCTCTGGCGAGATTTTCGATTACGCTTCGAGCAAGCCCTATTTCGAGAAATGGTCGGCTGAAGCCGCAGCGGCGAGCGGCGGCAAATCGCTCGGCGCCGTTCGCGTCATGCATACGCCGATCGCCGCCGGGAAGCTGACCGACATTGCCTTCGACGATAAGGCGAAGCGGATCACCGTGTGCGCAAAAGTCGTCGACGACGACGAATGGCGAAAGGTTCAGGAGGGCGTCTATACCGGCTTCAGCCAGGGGGGCCGCTATGTGAAGCGCTGGGCCGACCCTGAGAGCGGGCTTACCCGCTACACCGCCGAGCCGCACGAGATCTCGCTCGTTGATCTGCCTTGCGTGCCCGACGCGACGTTCGACGTGGTGAAGGGCGGCATAATCGAAAAGCGCGCTTTCGCGTCACGCGCTGAAGCGAACGACCCGGCCATCGATGAAAATATGGATGATGAGGACTGCGACGCTGACAAGGGAGAGTTCTCAGCCTCCGAGAGGGCGAAGGACGCCGACGAGGACGTCGCGATGCCGGACGGCTCCTATCCGATCCGGTCCGCCAAAGATATCGAGAATGCGCTGAGGGACTACTACCGAAGCGGCAAGAAACCAGACGTAAAAACGCACATCATCGCGCGCGCCAATGCGATCGGCGCTGAGAGCGCCCTGCCCGACGATTGGACGGAAACGGCCGATAAAGCAGCCGCTTTCTTCGGCGCGGCCGGGAATCCCGCGCCCGGCGCGCTGGCGAAGGCTGCGGCGGCTCTCACCCACGCCGCGCTCAAGCTCGACCGCATGGTCGAGGCAAACACGGCCCTGCGCAAAGCGCTCGAGGATCTGGCGCCCTCGCTTGCGGACATGAAAAAGCGCATCGTCGCGCTCGAAGCCCAACCGCTGCCAGCCAAGGCAGCGCTGCGCTCAATAGCCAAGTCGGCCGACGGCGCCGACGAGACCCTGGGCACCGCTGACGACGCCATCCGGCGCCTGGCCTCGCTGTCAGCTCACGACCGTGCGCTCGCGCTCACCAAGCTCAGCCTCGCGAACCCCGCTCCGCCGCGCTTCTGAACCGCAGACCGCTGGTCGAGCCAGCACTCAATCGTTCATTTTGAGGCCCCACCTGCCCGCGACTGTCCTCCCAGTCGCCGCGGACGGAATCGCTGACGCCGCGGCGTCCAGCGAGGCGGCGGTCGAGGCTCAGCGGGCCATCGCCTTGCTCACGGCGGCGATCGGTCGACCGCTCGAAGCCTTGACCGCCGCAGATTTCTTAGGCCGCGCGCAACGCGGACCCTTGATGTGAAGTCAAAGACCGCGCCGCGCCCAAAGGAAGCTCCAATGACTGCGATGAAGTCCCTCTTCGTCCTTGTAACTGTATGCAGCGCGCTCGCCGGGTGCACTTCCGCCGGACAGCTGACACCGACCGCCAGCGCTGCTATCACCACCGCCTACACCGATGTCTGTACGGCTCTGCCGGCGCTCGGTCCGGCCTCCGCAACGATGAACGCCAACGCCAAGAACGCCTACGCCCAGGCGCAAACGATTTGCGCCGCGGGCGCGCCGACCAATGCGGTCGCCGCAGGCGTCGATATTTTGGCGATCGAAGATGCGCTCCTCCCCTATTTCGCCAAGGCGACTGCGCTCGCGCCAGATCAAGAGGCGGCCAAGCGGCGTGCGAAATTTGGGAATGTTGATCGCCGTAATCTGCAGCTAGGCGATTAACGGGATCTCACACAAGTGAGACGCCGACCAGTCGCGTGACAGGTCTTGTATTCGACCCACCGCCTGACGGTGATTCAGCACGATCGAGACGCCCTCGAAGACTCAGGATCCCGGGTTCCCCAGCGAGCCCCTCGCGCGCAATCGCGTCCGCCATCCACCTCCAATTGTCTCGTTAACCCCTATCCGCGCCAAAGGACTAATCTCATGAACATCGCGCTGACGACCCAGGAGACGCTGGGTCTGATGAAAGACTCGCTTGCCAAGAACGTTACAATCTCGACCGGCCTGACCGCATACGATCTTCAGGCGCCAGCGAAGAATCTGTACCCGACGATTACGCCGCTTCGAAATTCGGTGCCCCGCGTCGCGCGCCTCAATCCCGGCGATGCAGCGCATTGGCGCTCGATCTTCGCCACTACCGGTTCAGGCTTTGACGCGATGGGCTGGGTGCCGGAAGGCCAACGTTCAGCCAGCATGTCTTATTCCGCTGCGTCCATCACGCTCCCTTACGTGACGCTTGGCGAGGAAGACACGGTGACCTTCGAAGCGGAGGCCGCCGCCCAGGGCTTCGAAGACATTAACGCCACGGCTACGCTGCGCATCCTGCAGAAGACGATGCGCAAGGAGGAGACTGCGCTCCTCGGCGGCAACACGTCGCTCGCGCTCGGCACGGCTGGCGCTCCGGCACTGACGGCCTCGGGAACCGGCGCGACCCTGCCGGGGCAGACTTATTCGGTGATCGTCGTCGGTCTGACATTCGAAGGCTACCGCAACTCAACCCTCTCCGGCGGAGTTGCTGCCACCAAGACCATCACCGGCAACGACGGCAACACGTACACGCTGAACGGCGGCTCCTCGATGCGCAGCGCCAACGTCACACAAGCGGTGACGTTCGGACAGACGCTGTTTGCAACCGCCCCAATCATCAATGGCGCCGTCGCTTATGCATGGTATGTTGGGCCCGCTGGATCGGAGACGCTGCAGGCGATCACCACAATCAACAGCGCCGCCTTTAGCGCGCCGCTCGTTTCGGGCCAACAGGCGGCGACCGTCATCACTGCTGACAATTCTCGCAATCCGGGACTGGCGTTTGACGGATTGCTGACCGACGGCTTCAACCCCGCAACTTCCTCGTTCGTCCAGGCGTTGCCGTCGGGCCCGGCAGGCACGGGCACGTTCCTTACACCATCGGGCCGCGGCTCGATCCTCGAGATCGACAATATGCTGCTGCAGATGTGGAACAGCTATCGGCTGTCGCCGACTGTCATCTATGTCAACGCACAGGAACAAAGGAACATCACGGCCAAATGCCTAACGAACTCGTCTGGGCCGCTTGTTCGCTATAACGTGGACGCCTCTCAGTCGGCGCCTTACGAGTTCACAGCCTCCGGCGTCGTCCGCTGGTACTACAATCCGTTCACTGGGGTCGAGATCCCGATGCCGGTTCATCCGGATCTGCCGCCCGGCACAATCCTCGCGTACTGCGAGCGGCTGCCGGCATGGTATCAATCGAACGAGACGCCTAACGTCGCCGAGGTCCTGACCCGTCGGGACTATTACCGCGTCGATTGGCCAGTCCGCACTCGTCGACGGGAGTTTGGCGTCTACACCGAGGAGGTCCTGGCCATATACGCCTCGTTCGGCATCGGCATCCTCACCAACATCGGCAACGGCTAACGCTCGCCCGCGCCTGGCGCATCGCCGCGAGGCAGAGGCGCGCGACATCGTTTCTCGGACCGTCTCAGCGAGCGTTGCATGTCGCCATTCGATCTGACCAATCTCGCCGCCTTGAAGGCCTGGCTCGGATTACCCACCGCGCCCGGCCCGAACGATGGGACGCTCGCCGCGCTGATCACTGCGGCGAGTCGCTCGATCTACGCGTGGCTGAGCCGCTCCAGCCTGCTGCCGTTCTCCTACGCTGAGACGATTGATCTCGAGACCAGCCGCGTAACCCTGAGGCAATGGCCGGTGCTGCAGGTTACCGCGGTGACATGCCGGGGGATCAGCGTACCGCCCGACGAGAACGCCAATCCCGAGGCGTCATTCGGCTATGTCCTTCAGCCGGACGATGGGCTTCCGCCCGGGCGGCCGCAGGCCCTCGATTTATTCGGCCATCACTACCGGTCGGGACGGCAAAGTCTAATCGTATCCTACAGCGCGGGATATGCGGTTCAAAATGAGAGGCAAGCGGTTCCTACGGCCGCGCCTCTCCAGCTCTCCGCGTTTTCGCCTTACGGACCCTGGGGATCGGATCTCGGCGTGACTTACACGGCGACCGGTGCGCCGCTAACGGCGGTTTCAGCCTCGCCAGGCGCTGGGCAATATGCGGTCAGCGCCGGGATCTACGGCTTCTCTGCGGCGGACGCCGGGCAGCCGGTTTCAGTCTCCTATGGCTACGTGCCGCAGGATATCGCGCAGGCGGCCTTGGAACTGGCGGCTGAGAGATTTCGAGCAGCCGAACGCATCGGGCTCAGATCGAAGTCGATAGGCGGTCAGGAAACAATCGCCTACGACATGAGCGCCATGTCGGCGCCAATCCAAGCGATGCTGCAACCCTATAAGCGGGTGATCCTTTGATGTCCTCGCTCGAGGTCCGGGGACTCGAAGAAACCAGCGCGCGGCTCGACGCCTATCCGGCTGCATTACAAGCCGCGCTCAGCGCCAAGGCGACCGAACTCGCGGCGGCGCTTGCCGATCTCGTGAAGAACGACAAGCTCTCCGGCGGCGTATTGAACATGCGCTCCGGCGCGCTCGCCGATTCGATCGCGGCCAGCGTCACCGCCGAATCGGACGGCTTTCTGGCTTCGGTCGGCTCGGAAGGCGACGTAAAATATGCGGCGATTCATGAGTACGGCGGCAAAACGAGCGCACACGAGATCCTGCCCTCGAAGGGCGCCGTGCTCGCGTTCGTCGCCGGCGACGGTCAGCACTTCGCACGCCGAGTCGAGCATCCCGGCTCACTGATCCCGGAGCGGTCCTATTTACGCTCGGCGCTCGCGGACATGAATGACGAAATTCTCACCGCGCTCGCGGACGCCGCAGCTGAGGCATGGGAGCGCACATGACCCGTGAAGCGGCTTTCTCTGCATTGTTTGCGGCCGTTTCCTCGGCTTATCCGTGGGGCCTTGCTTCGCGGCGGATGAAGATATGGAGCGAAGTTCCGGCCGCACTGCGGCCGTCGTTCTTCCAGCTCGAATCGGGCCCGGAAAGCTATCAATGGGCCACGCCGGCGACGCCGAAGCGGACGCTGGAGGCCAAGCTCTTCCTCTATTTTGACGCCCGCGACCCCACGACGCCGGGCGCGACCGCGATCAACAACGCCCTCGACGCGATCGATGCGGCGCTAGCGCCAGCAGGTCTCGACATCGGCCTCGGCCGGCAAACGCTGGGCGGCGCCGTCTACGATTGCAAAATTACAGGCGTGCCTGTGCGAGACACAGGCGACCTCGACGGCGACGGCCTTGCGGTGGTTGCGGTGCGGCTGGTGGAACCGTGAAGGCGCTCACCCGTTCGTCCCGCTGAACCTTGCACGAAGCGCGCAGCGCCTTTTAGCTGCTGCGGCAGGATTTCACACCGACCCATAGCGGAGTTCACCCTCATGTTCGTATTCGGCTCGGGCGTGCTGATCGGCACGCAATTGAACACCGGCACAACACCCCCGACCCCGATCAACTTTGGTCTGGTCCAGAAGGTGAGTGTCGACACATCGGTCAGTGTCAAGGAACTGTACGGCCAATATGCGTTTCCGGTCGCCGTCGGATCCGGTACCCGCAAGGTCACCTGCAAGGCGACCTTGGCGCGGTTCAGCGGTCAGGCGATCGGTCGCCTCTTTTACAATCAGATCCCGACTCCCGGCTCGACGCTGTCATCCTTCGCGGAGGTCCACAACGTTCCGGCATCCACCCCTTACACAATCACCGTCGCGCAATCGACGCATTTCATCGCTGACCAGGGCGTCACCTACGCTGCGACGGGGCTCCCTCTGGTGGCGGTCGCGTCGGGTCCGACACAGGGCCAATATTCATTTGCCGCCGGCGTCTACAGCTTCGCGGCCGCGGATGAGGGTCTGGGCGTCCTTATCTCCTACACCTACAGCGTCGCCGCAACGACGCCCCCGACCACTCAGAACCTACCGATCACCAATCCTCTGATCGGCCCAACTTCGACCTTCAGCGCCACTTTGTTCTCGACCGACCCAACGACAAACGCACAGTTCTCTGTGACGCTCAACCAATGCGTCGCCAGCAAGTTCTCGTTCGACACTAATATCGAGGATTTCGCCAAGCCGGACTTCGAGTTCCAGGCGTTCGCCAACGCAGCTGGTCAGGTTATGACCTTTAACTTTGGAGACGCCGCGTGAGTGAGGAAGCGTTCGCCATATCCCTTGGCGGAAAGACTTGGTCGATTCCGCATCTTCCGTTTCGTGCAATCAAGGCCATCCAGCCGGCGCTGTTCGACGTCTATCTCGCGGCCGGCGGCTCTTCGATGTCGGGCGAGTCTGTCGCGCGGCTCAACGAGGCCCACCTCGATCGCCTCGCTGAAGCGACTTGGCGCGCGGTCTCTTTCGTCGAGCCTGACCTTTCCTTCACGAAATTTCTCGATCTCGCGTTCTCCGTTGGCGAATTGATTCGAGCGTTTCCGTCAGTGGCGAAGGCGGCCGGGCTTCAGCCGGGCAAAGTTGAGGACCAACCTTCTCATGGGCTTGCGACGCCCGAGGGGT